GTAGGAATAGGTCCTCCACCCACTTCAAAATCAATGTAATTAGTACAATCACCTACACTGACAATTCTTACAATGGTTGTTCCGTTTGGAACAGTGACAGAATATCCTCCCAACAACGTTGCTTTGCTCACATTTATTGAGAATGGTGCCACAAAACCATCAACGTCTGAATAGAGATTGAATGGCCCTGCGTCAGTAGCTGGAGTTGTCAGGAGGATATAAATTGTCATGGAGCAGCGGTGGTAGTTGTAGTCGTGGTTGGTGCAATAGCTGCTTGTAATACAGAAATTGCATAATCAATCTTCTGCAATGCTGTGGTGAGATCGTCACACGTTGCGATTCCTGTAGCAGGAAGATTTGGGCCTGTGTATTTTACGTCAGCAGAGCCTGTTTTATCGCTGTATGGATCACTGCAACCACATGGGTCAGATGATCCGCATCCTGGGCAATTGGCGTTGAATGGCATAGTATTATGGGATGTACATGATGAAATACGCTCCGATGGTAGGCTGAACGTTTGGATGAGCAAGTCCTCCCCCTGTTTCTGCAATAGCTACACTCGTATTTACTGTGACAGTAGAATTGTTTGTAGGACCAATATTTGCTGTTCCAGATGTTTTCTTTAATCGATATGAGTAATTACTACCTGCATCCCATTCTTCTGTTAATGGTGATGAAGCAGTCAAATCTCCACTTTGTAAACCAGTTGTAGCTATAAAATGAGAGTGAGGATCAGCTGTAGACGTTGCTGTAGCTACGTGACCATGAAGAGGCATTTGTGTGGCCAAAAGAGTCACAGAGTTTGCACCAGCGGTTCCAGCAAGTGTATAGGTAGGATTACCTGCACCTGGTGTAGCTGGATTTACTGCTGAAGGAAGTGCTCCTCCTACCATGGTTCCATCTGTTGTTCCAGCTGCTACACGTCCTCTTCTATCAGGCGTACCATTGTTTCCGTTGCACAAATAAACATCAATCCATTCTCCAGATCCTGCTCCTGTTGCATCAAAACCAGTAAGAGGACCGTAATACTCATACGCAACGTATGGTACCATTTTGTTCTTCTGAAGATTACTTGGAGCAATACTGTCCAAATATGCCTGAATGAGATCATTCAGATCAGCAAGCTGGACATAATTGGTGGTGACATCAAGAATGAATGCTGTCAATGCTGCATCTGTAGCACAGAGCTTGGTGATGGCAGCCTGTAGAACATCGTGTGTGTCAGAGCTTGCTGTTACACCTGTCAGACAGCCGATTGTATAATCAGCATTGAGTGTGGTGAGAGTGGCGTTGATTGCATCAACACTTGTCTTCAAACTGCAAATAGACTGAATGAGTGCTGAGATGACATCATTCAGCGTGATATCTCCAGATTCAGGAAGAAATCCTGATACCAATGCACACAAATCTCCTGGGTCAATGACAGGAATAATCCCTGCACCAGTAGCTAGATTTGTGATGTACGTGACAATTTTTGACTCTACGCTGGCAAGTGTTTCACCTGTTGTAATACCTAGAGCTGGGATGTCATTCCCCGTATATTTCACGCACTGGTCAGAAATTATCTCAGTGCATCCGTTGAAGCAGTTTGAGCAAGACATTTATTTGTATTTTAGAAGTTTCACTTTGGATGCAATCATTTTCACTGTAAACGCTTTCGCGTAGTTTGGATTGCAATACTTGTATTGAAGAATGCGTCTGTAATTCAACAAGTCCGTCATCACATCAAATGCAATCGGCATGTTCAATGCAAACACAGTGTTGTTATAGAGATTCTTTGCAACCTCTGTGATCTTGCACTCAATGTCTGCCAACAGAGATGGAATATCACCACATTCTGGACAGTTCGTCAGCCTTGGACTCAACATTTTGTTCTTCAGGTTTAGGATTCACAATCAATTGTTTTTTCATCTCTCCGTAGCAATAGGAGCATAATCCCTCCTTCAAATTGCATCCGCAGCCAACACTGGCTTTGCATTTCTTACACTGTGCCATATCAATAGTAAGTTGTCACCGTAGCATAGTTGTTTCCTGAGCAACCACAATTCTGTCGAATGAAGTTGTTCAGCATTTTATCAGCCTGAAGATACAGCTTATTTGCCTCAACTGTAGCACAATTGTTCGCAGCAGCTATGGCACCATTGATGAAAAATGACACTGTTGTGAGCTCCACCTTGGCCTGGGCCTTGAGTGCTCTGTCACATTCCATCATGTCTAGCTTCATAAACGCCTCGTCAAACTTCTCTTGAAGCCTGTCTACACGCATGAATGACTTCTCAACAAAGTTCTCATACGCTGGAGCCACAGAGTATTTCAGGAAGTAGATTCCGTCAGGAAGAGGATCATTGGTGCCAGTTGGTGTAATCCCCAAGTTGGAGGATGAAAACACGTTCAGTTCATTTACATTGAACGGCAAGATCACAATCCCAAAGTTCGGAACATTAATCTCAATAGAAGGTGAAGATACACTTGGAGGATCTGTCGGGTAAGTGGAGGCGTCAGCAATTCCAAGCGTCAACGTATTGTACGTAGGAATCACCAGTATATCGAGCTTTAAGGTTGGCATGGCTGTTATATGAAAAATGCCAGAGGATTGAGAACTAATCCTCTCCTCTGGCATTGGTTATGGAAATTTGAAACTCACCTCCTGATTAAGGAATCAGGGTACTGGTGGTGGTTGTAGTGGTGGTAGGCTCAGCAGTGGTGGTGGTAGTTGTAGTGATACAAAGGTTGTTATCAACTACAGTACCCAAAGCAGCTTCCAATACAGCCTCAACAGCAGCAGCGATACCAGCGTTACCTGGGGTGTCAGCGTTAGGAACAGCAAGGATCACCATGTTGTCCTCAGCGATGTAATCGCCCCACTGATACTCAGATTTGTTGTACTCGTTGAACTTGATGTAGTAGGTATCATAGATGGTACCTGTAGTTACATAGCTCTCGAAGTTAGGGTTGTAACCCTGCATTCTGTACAAGTGCTTCAAGTAACCAGCCTGATAGCTGTAGAAGTTCTTCTCAAGCTGAGCAATTTCTTCTGCGGTACCAGTTGGGTAAGAAGATCTCTGAACAACAATAGCGTTAGCTACGATGTCGCAGTTGTCAGCAACGATGAAGTCAGCAGTGGTAGCTGGGCCTTGGTAAACAAAAGCACGGAACCACATTCTGTCATACTCCCAAGGGAACGCAGCGATGTCGCAAGGCTGGCCATACTTGGTAAGAGGCTTACCAGAAATACGAAGAACAGCGTTTGCATCGTTTCCGATTCTCTCGAAGGTGTAGAAGTCAGAAAGGGTGATGTTGTCTGGGTTGTTACCAGGAGCTGCAAGGTTCAACTTGTAGATGAACTGGTCGATCAAAGCAGGAACGTCAACGTCTGCACAAGGATCAGCACCGCAATCGCAGCAAGGAGCTTGTACAGTTACTGAACGGGTGAAACCGTTGAAGTACAAGGTGTCAAGGTAGCTTGAGTGTGCACGAAGAGTCAATGTTACGACGTCACCGCACTGTACACTCCAACCACTTACGTCAGTGATTTGTACAGCAGGAGTTCCGCAACCTGATACTTTGTACCATTCAGTTACGTTGGAAGAGCAACCTGAACCAGAAGGACAACCTTTGATTTTGTCAGAACGCTTGGAGCCCTGTAGGTAGGTGTTTGCTCTACCCTGAGCTACATAGAAGTATGGAGCAGCAGCAATATTGCCAGCTGTTGCCACACTGTAGTCGTTTCTGAAGAAACCAACTTGACCTGCGGTAAGGTCTTGTGTAGAACCAGAGCTAGGCAACGAGGTTTGGCCTACTGGAACTACAAAAAGGGTGGTTAATGAGAAATCAGCCATTTTTGTGTGTGATTAAATTTGGTTATTCATTTGTCTGTATTCTGAACTGGGCACTTTGTACCGCAGCTGCATTCTCTGTGTACATTGCAAGATTCTGGACTGTTAAATCGACTAACTCATCTTCCAGATAGGTTTCAAGCTCACAATCAACATCCGTAGATGGTTGGCCGTCAAACTTGATATACCCTGTCTTATCAATGTAGATTGGGTATCTCATATAAGAGATGTAAATCGCAGAGGGAGTGAACGTTCCGTCTGTGAAGATACTAATTTCATCTGACGAGATGAAATTAAATGTTTCCTGATATTCGAAGGATGGCTTGTAGTGATCGTTGTTCATCAAGAACTGTAGATCACCATGCTTTGCCAAATCCTTGTTAATCCAAATTTTTCTATCCTTACACACCCCTTTGTCAGCCAAAACGTAGCTGTCTACATAGAACATGTACTTAGGATTCAAATCATGAATCTTCGCATACCATTGATTCAGTTCTTCGTTTTTGATCTTTAGGTCTAATTTGCCGTCAATGTAACTGATTACAAGGCTCTGCAAATCTTCATAACGCTTCTTGAAAGCGTCCATGCCCATGCCACTTACAACACTGAATCCGTCAACTTTCTGCTTGATGAGTTTGATTTGCGCTTCGTTAAGAGCAAGAATCTTATCCTCAAGCTGAATCTGCTGATGATTATTCGTCGATAGTTTATTTAGTTTCTGGTCGATCTTGTACAATAAACTATCTACTGGTATCATACTGTCGCGAGTTTCTTAGCTTTAAGTTTTTGTTCCAATGTGAGAAGTTCATCTTGATGATCATCATCAGCAAGGTATTTCAACAACTCATCCTCATCCTTGGCCAACTCGTAATCTCCTTCATAGACAGCACCGTTTGGTTTTGTTCTATACACAGAGTGTTGAATTGCCTGTTTGATCAAATCTTTGATATGGAGTACATTCTCCTTCATGTCAGCGAATCTGTTGAACACCTCGACTGTGGATAAGCCTTGGTATTTTCCAGACTTGAATTCAGTTTGCTTGATGAGGTTGTCCACTTGATTGTAAACAAACTCTTCTTTTGAATTGTCTGTGACAGGAAGTCCTAGCAGTCGAGCCACTTTACGTTTCTTCTCTGGTGTCATGGCATCAAACTTAGTGATGGCCTTGTTGATAAGCTGTTTCTTCTTGAATACTACAGCGTTCTCAATCTCATCATCGACAACGTAAAACTGTGTGTCTGCTGGATAATCTCCACGTTCCCAAGCTTGGTAGGAGCTTGCAATGGTTGGATGTACTCTCAACCATGAGAAAGCAAGTTCTTGGAAAGGAATGGAAAGGTCGAAGAAGTTGTCACCGTCAAGAAGCTTTACAGGTTGAACATGACTTGTGTCATCTGCTGATGTAGACAATCCATGATTCCAGAATGTGGAACGTGGGCCTAAATCAACACCGCCTAGTTCATATTCAAGCTTTGTTCTTAAGGCTTTCACTCTTTCGATTTCGAGTTCTTTCTCAGTAGGATCAGCAATTCGCTGAATGTAAGAAGCCTTTTCATCAAGACCTGTTCTGTACCTACCGTCAAGTTCTCTGTAAGGAAACTTGAACACCCCAGTTCCTGGGATTCTTGTTAGTCCTCTTTGTGCCAGTCCTCCTTGCATTGTCTGCATACCAGCACTGCTATACTCCTTCTTAATCGTGGAGATTTTTCCTAATTTACCCATACGTAGTTGATTATCATTGGTTTATGTGTAGAGTGCGCAGATTAAACTGCTAGGCTCAAGGCCGACACTCTATTGGAAGAAAGGAGTCCCCCGTTTTGGGGGACTTCTTTATTAGAACTGTGGAATCTCTTCGATTAGGACAGTTCTTGACAAATCTTCGATGAATACATCACATCTGTCTTGCATCCAGATCTCATAGCCTGGGAACTTGTTGGCAGAGGACATACCCTGAGACTTCGCGAAGCCAAGGTGATGTCTACGACCATCGATGTATCCCCAAGTCATGGAAGGAGCACCCTTCATTCTCACTTCACGGATGTTGTTCACCATGGAGCCGTCAGACATTGGAGAAACGTCGAACACCATGAATACAGGAGTTGACTTCTTGTTCTGACCGAATTCCAAGTTGGACTGTGGAAGATCGAGTTCTTTCAGGTGGATCAATTCAACCTTACCAGTTTCACGGGTAATCATTGAATCGAATGCAAAGTTGTAGGTGATGTTCTGTCCTTCACCCTGCATGTATCTGTTTCCAGAATCAGCCATGAAGGTTAGGCCAGAATTCAAGGCGTCAGCCTTAAGTGCTTGCTGGAACACGTCGAATCCAGCTTC